GAACAAACGGCTGATAACATGATTATTCAGATTGCTAATCATGTTCATGCTGTTCGACCTCTTCCTGCAATGGATGAGGAGTATCGTTTGTTATAATTTTTTTTAAAGGAGTATTTATGTCTCATCAATTAAGTTTGTTCGATTTGCGTAAGCGTCCTAAGGTTCATGTTGAGGATTGTGTTAATTATCCTAATATGGCGGATCAATCCGCTCGTATGGATATGAAGTCGATTCTTGCTAAGTTTCGTGCTGGGCAACCGCTCGGTATTTCTGGGCGTACTGACTACATTTTTGATCAGTCTCTCTCCGTTGGCGATTCGTTAGATAAGCCTTTGGAGTCCGCTGATCATCGTAGTCGTTATGTTGAGCCCGGTGATGCGTTTGTTGCCATGAAGCAATTTGATCGACGTATTTCTGAGGCTAAAGCATCTTCTAAGACTGATATTAAGTCTGTTGATGCGAAGCCGAGCGAACCAGCAGGTTCGCAACTGCCCGGCGGGGCAGGTTCTTCCGCCGCGTAGCGGCGGGTTTTCCACCGCGGCGCAGCTCGCGGTGGTTGTTTTCTCCCCCCCCTTTTTGGGGTTTTGGGGTTGTTTTGTTTTAAAGAAAGTTTAACTTTCTTTGTTTGTTTTCTTTGTTTCTCCCCCCCCCTGGGGGTTTTTAGGGTTTACCCGGGGGTTCGGCCTTATACCACTCTTGTGTGTATAAGGCCGACTGACACCAAATATGGTTGTCAGTCTTGGGGTGTGGGGTTTCCCCACGGAAAGGAATTTTTATGGGTTTTCTTGGTGATATTGGCGGTTTTCTTGGTGGTCTTGTTGGTGGCCCTGCTGGTGCTGCTGTTGGTAAAGGCATTGGTGAGTTTGGCGGTTCCGCTCTTGGTTTTGGTCAGTCTCAGGATAATCGTAATCGTGAAATAGAGGCTTCTGATTATCAACGCGCGCTTAATGCTCAGTCGATGGCTCGTGAGGATAATGCTGTGCAGCGTCGTGTCGCTGATTTAAAGGCTGCAGGATTGTCTCCGGTTCTTGCTGCTGGCTCTCCTGCCTCGTCTGCTTCTTTTCGTTCGGGAGAAGCTCCTAAAACGTCTGTTATGGACAATTTTGCTCAGGCTTCTGCTATGGCTGCTCAAAAGGCTCAGGTTGATATGACTCAGGCTCAGGTTGATCAGATTAAGGCACAGACTCGGTTGATTAATGCACAGGTTCCCGGTGCTGCTGCTAATTCTCGTGTATCTATGCATGATGCTGGTATTTATGATGATAGTTTATTAACTACTTCTAAGGATTCTAGTACTTATTCTGCTGTTCTTCGCACTATTGGTTCCAAGCGTCTTCTTAATAAGATTCGTGATATTTCTGGATTGAAGTATTTTATTCCTAAATTAAATTAAGGAGGTGATTTTTTATGACATATGTTCCTAATATGGAGGCTAAGGTTCGGCGTTCTAATGAACGTTTTGGTCGTACGTCTAATCGTACTCTTCCTATTAATTCTGCTTATGATCGTAGAGGTGGTATCCATCTGTGAGATGTTTAAAACCTTTTATGATTGGGAAAAGTGTTTTCCACCATCCTTGTGGTGGTTGTGCTGGTTGTCGTTTAAAGCGGTCTCGTGAATGGGCTGTAAGGTGTTCACACGAGGCCTCTTTGTGGCCTGAGAATTCTTTTATTACTTTGACTTATGATGATGCCCACTTGCCGCATGATAGGTCTTTGGATAAGAAGTATTTTCAAGATTTTATGAAGCGTTTTCGTAAGGAGTTAGAACCTCGTAAGGTTCGGTACATGGCTTGTGGAGAATATGGAGATTCTTTTGGTAGACCTCATTACCACTTTGTTTGTTTCAATTATGATCCTAGAAATTATGCGCGATATGATGAGTCCGGTCGTCCTTTGGAGAAAGATATTCTTCAAAATGCTTGGGCTCAAGGTTTTGTCAATGTCCGTGATTTTAATTTTGAGCGTGCTCAATATGTTGCTAAATACATAATGAAAAAGTTAGGTGGGAAGGAAGGTGAGAAGGTTTATTTGGATGCTGGTATTTTGCCTGAGTTTGCTTTGATGTCTCGTATGCCTGGTATTGGTTATGAGTATTACAAAAAATTTGGAGGAGGTTTTAAAGATGTTGATACAATTCATTGTTTTGGTAAGGAAGTTTCTGTCCCTCGGTTTTATCGTAAGAAGTTTGAGGAGCATCTTAAGTTGGATGTTTTCAAGCGTCGTGAGGTTTTATCTCGAGAAGAGGAATCCTCTATTAAGGAGTCTTTACGCGCCCGGCGCGATAGGGTTTCGGAGTTCAGAGCTGGAGTTGTTGAGGAAATCGTTGAACGTTCAGGTGTACAAGGGAAGTCACGGTCTCCCCGTAGCTATTTTAAAGAGCTTGTCGGTCAAAGAGTTAGAGACTTTGAAAGTAAGCAGGAGTTAAAGAATATTGGAGGTAAGTAATGAATACTATTCCATTTGGTAATGGTGTTGATGATAAGAAAGTTATGGTATACTTGTTGAAGGGTTTGTCTAAACATGATAAGCTCTCTGGTCAGATTAAGTATGTGTTTCCTAATTCTAAGGTTGTTCTTAAAAAGGTGGTGAAGTAATGGATCTTTTAGCTATTTTGTCCCCTATTTCCTCTGTTGTTTCTACGGTAAGTTTGGTTTTGATTGCTGTGATTAAAGTTTTAGAGTCTAAAAATTAAGGAGTATTTATGTCTAATAAAAATGTTGAAGTTTTTGAGATTGCATACCGTGTTGATGGTGAGCGTTATTTTGCTGAGGTTGGTTATGAAGATGGTTCTGTGTTTTCTAAAGATGATAAGTTGTTGTTTAAGTTTAAGGCTGATTTTTTTCCTAAACAATTTCTTCCTTCCATTATTGCTGCTATGTTGGTTCATTCTCATATGAGAGAAGTTTCTGTCGTTGGTGATATTGATTTAGATTCTATTGGTTTTTTGCAGATGCCTACTGCTTTTAATCCTAAGAAAGCGGTTTCCAATGGCTAAGTTAGTTAATCGTGATATTAAGCGTTCGTTTTTTGATTTAAGTCATTTAAAGAATTTGACTTGTAAGATGGGTCGATGTTACCCATTTTTGCATTTACCTGTATTACCTGCTGATTCGTTTAAGTTTTCTGCTGAGATGTTGGTTCGTTTTACTCCTCTTGTTGCTCCTGTGATGACACAGGTTACTGCTCGTATGCATTGGTTTTTTGTTCCTAATCGTTTGATCTGGACTGATTGGGAAGATTGGATTACTCAATCTCTTAATGGTGGTTCTTCTGCTGTATTTCCTACTGTAACTATCCCTGCTGGTGGTTATGATGTTGGTTCCGTTGCTGATTATTTGGATATTCCTACAGGTGTTGCTGCTGGTCAGACTATTTCTGCTTTTAAGTTTCGTGGTTTGGCTAAGTTGTGGAATGATTGGTATCGTCCTGCTCAGAAGTCTGGTACTACTTCTTTGGTTGCTTTGAAGACTCTTGATACTTCAGATGGTTCTGATACTACTACTTTTGGTATTGGTAAAACTGATCTTTGTCCTCAAGCTGCTTGGGAAAATGATATGTTTACTTCTTTGCTTTTGACTCCTTCTGCGAAGGCTACTTCTGTGACTGTTCCTCTTGGTACTACTGCTCCTGTTAAAGGTATTGGTACTATCGATCAGGCTTTTGATTCTTCGTCTGTGACTGCTTATGAAGCGGATGGTGCTTCTCGTGTTTATACTTATGCTAAGGAAGTTACTAATAGTACTTCTAATCCTACGCGTAAGTTGTATGTTGAGGGTACTGCTGCTACTGGTGGTTATCCTACTGTGTACGCTGATTTGTCTTCTGCTACTGGTATTTCCGTTACAGATTTGCGTTGGTATTCTTCGTTACAGCGTTTCTTTGAGCGTTTGATTAAGGGTACTCCTCGTTATACTTCGTTCATTTCTACGTTTTTTGGTGTGGAATCTTCAGATCAACGTCTCCAACGCGCCGAATTAATTGGCGCGTCGAAGGTTGATGTTATTATTTCTGAAGTTCTTTCTACTAATGGTGCTTCTGGTGGTGAGCTTGGCGAACTTGGTGGTCATGGTATTGCTGCTTTGCAGGCTGATACATTTGAATGGTCTTCTGAGGAGCATGGTCAGATTTATGGTATTTTGACTATTCGTCCTCGTACTCAATACTTTGAGGGTTTAGCTCGTGAGGATATTAAGGATTCTGCTGATGATTTTGGCATTCCTGAGTTTGCTTTGATTGGTGAGCAAGCGCATTATCTTTCCGAGGTTTATGCTGCTGGTACTAATGCTCGTACTACTGTGTTTGGTTATGGTAATCGCTATGGCGAGTATAAAGCTGTACCAAACAAGGTTAATGGTTTGTTAAGGTCTACTCTTAACTATTGGGCTTTCATTCGCGATTTTTCTTCTGATCCCGCGTTAAATGAAGCTTTTGTTATGTGTGCACCTTCGGTGTTGCCGTTTGTTGAACAAACGGCTGATAACATGATTATTCAGATTGCTAATCATGTTCATGCTGTTCGACCTCTTCCTGCAATGGATGAGGAGTATCGTTTGTTATAATTTTTTTTAAAGGAGTATTTATGTC